CCACCCAAAAATCAGTCTGCGAATCCAACGCATCGAAATACCTCCGTGTATGGTGCCTCGTGACGTGAGGCGGACGGCCTGGACGTGATCGGGGAGACGGCATCACTCCAGGCTGCCGGTGTATGCGTGCCATTCGGCACGCGACGACCGCCGGCTGCGTCACACGGTTGCCGATGAATCGCAGCAACTACGGCCCGTGTCGGCCGTGATCGACTGGATCAGTTGCTCCAGTTGCTTTGCCCACTTCTCAAGTTCCGGCACACACGACCTCGCGGCGTCTGCCTTCCGGTAGTGCCACCGCTCGTCAAACACATGAAGAGCACCGCCGTACTGCGAACGCACGTACTGCTGGCCCTCAAGCACGATGCTTTCGCCCTGCTCATAGAAAATGTCCCAGCCGTTCCAATGACTGCCGGTGACGGTTGCTCGGTAGACAGTTGCCACGGTATTGCTCCTCAGAACGGGATGTCGCTGTTGTCCGCACCGCTCGCCGCGTCGGCTTTCTGAGTCGGCGTGCGCTTCGGCGGAGCCTTGGCGGCTTGAACCGCAACCGGTGCCGTTGCCGGCAGGAATCCATTGACATACACACGCTGGTTCCCGTCCTGGTCAAGCACCGGGTTGCCGTCCTTGACGGCCCGCTGCGTCTTCACGACGAGCACCTGGCCCACGAGAATGTCGTCCAGGTCAGCGTCCCACGGCCGCCCCAGCGACTCGTTGAGGTTCATCGCCGCCTTCTGGTCCCGCTTCTCTTCGGGATTCAGCCATTTCTCGACTTCGTTGTATGAGTCGTTCGTGTCGCGGAAGGTGAGGACGAGAAACTCCGCCCCGGTCTTCTTGGAAACGACGGTCTTGACCTTGGTGATCGCCATCTCGTTCTCCCCGTCTGGGATAACTGACGAGGCGAAATCGTCTTCGCTGAAACGGTCGAACTTCACGATTCGATCTCCGGGGTGTGAACCTTGTTGCCGATCCGCACGATGCGGTCGGAGTCTCCGATGAGGGCGTCGTCGATGATCGACTTGGCCCTGTTCCAACTCATGCAGCCGTTGAGAAACGACCGGCTCGCCTCAAAGACGATCGTCATGGCAGCGTCGTGCTCTTGGCTGGCCCTCTTGTCGTCGTCGCTTCTGCTCATGCGGTCACCTCCTCCGGCGACAGTGCCGCACGCCGCTTGGCGATCGCACCGGCCAGCGTCGTCCGCTGCTCCAGCGTCAGGTCGCCGGCCCGCAACGCCTCGGTGGCGTCGTGGTCGATCGCGTCCAGGTCTTCCAGTGACGAGGCGGCCTTGACGCGGTCGCCCCAACCGGGCTTGGCAGCCATCGGAGGCTCCACGCCATCAAACAGCGGCGCGAGCGACTCCATCGACATAGGGACTTCGGCTGGCAGTCCGTAACGGTTCTTTGCGTCCCACGCCGCGGACCGCTCGCAGAACAGCTTCCGCTCCTTGCCGCCACGGCCGCGGAGCTTGCCGTCATCGCCTTCGACGACGCGGGTCTTGAAGTTGGCGAAAAACACGGCGTCGGACCATTCCAGCAACTTCGGAGCCACCTTCGGCCGCATCTTCAACTCGTAGCGGTCGTAGGCTTCCTCAAGGTCCGGAGGGGACACACGCTTGACCACGCTGTGGGCGATCACCACGACGTTGATGCCACGTTCCACCAGCATTGAGCAGTCGGCCAGCATCGCCGAGAAGTGCTTCGCGATCAGCACGCCGCCACCGCCGTAGGGCAGATCGTCCGGGTGCCGCTGCTTCTCGTCCTTGGACTGCAGGTAGAGGCAAAGCAACTCCTCGGCCCAGTCGCCAGAGTCAATAACGACGGTCTGATAGCCCATCGAATCGCGAGCAAGATTGACCAACGCCCCCTTGAGCGTCATCCAGTCGGAACACCGCACGCGGTGACAGTCGATCATCCGAGACCCGTTTTCCGTGTCGAGAAACAGCGGATTCGGAAACTGGCTGGCCAGCGTCGTCTTGCCCACGCCGGCAGGTCCGTGAAGCGTCACCTTGGCCGCCGTCCGTTCGATTCCCTTTGTGATCTTCAAGCTCATCGCCCTACCTCCCTGCAAACTTCCGCGGATGCGTCCTCCACCGCCTGGCGGAGAAATAAAACGTCACCCGGGTTGACTCGATACGTGTGCCCTTGCAGCCGCTCCAACGAGGTCAGCAGCAACGCCGCCGCCCGATGGACCTTCAGCAGCCGGCACTCAAGCGTTGACGCCGTCCGCCGCTGAATCCGATCCGTGGTTGTTGTTGGCGGGTAAAGCGCCATCGCGTTCCTCCAGTTCCGTTCTGACAATGTGGACGCTCGCCGGTGCCTGGATTCCCACCCGGCACCGTGGTCGGCCGTGCAAGTGCGTCACCTCGGTGATCGTGACCACAACGTCACGGCCGATCCGGATCGACTCACCTTCCCGCCGTGTCAAAACGAGCATCCGTGTCCTCCTCCCGCCGGCCGGCCATGGCCCCACGGGTGCCTTCCTGTTACTGCCCGGCTCCGCCGGGCTCCGTCCCGACACGATCCGTCGTGCCGGTCTCCTGGTTGGCCCATGACGATCCACGCCACTGGCGTCCGGTGGCTTCCTGACGGCGGCGGACCTCCGAAATGCGTGTCAGCGTCGCCACGTCAACGTGCAGGGTGAGTGCAAACTCGTTCTGCAGGTTGTCGAGCTGCTCCATCGCCTCGGCGACGGCGTCAAACACTGCCTCGGCGTCGCCAGCCTCAATCCGCTGGTCGATCGTCATGTCGATCACGTCGTTGAACGCCATGCGATGCGACTGCATCGCCATGGAGTCCACAGCACGCTGCCGGAGCGTGCCGGCGATTACTGCGATCTGAACCGCGAGTTCCCGGCGTTGGGTTTGCCAAACAGGGACTCCGCAGCATCCGGCGGCGTCCAGTGGTTGTGGTACGCATTCCGCCGCCGGGCTTCCTCCGGCGACCACGTCAGCCGGATGGCGGACGCCTCGAGCATGATGAGCAGCTCGTTGGGCTCTTGAACCCGTCGTTCCAGGTTCGCGTCGAGATCGGTGTCCATACCGGGCTCCCTTCGTCTTGCGGGAGGCCGGTGCTGCTTTTCGCGACTTCATCGGCGTGTCCCTCGCCTCAGTGGACCACCCATCCCTGTGATGAGTGGCGTGCTCCTAGGTGTACGGCAGTTCAGTTATCAGTCAACTCGGTTTTTCGTGCGTCCAGCACGGGGAAAAGAGCAAGTGGAGGAGTTGAAACTTCCGGCCACCGGCTCGTTGGTACGAGTGCGTAACAACGACGTGCGGAAAGATACGCAATCGTGTAAACGTGTCAAGCGTATTTTCTTGAAGAGCAAGAAACGCTTGAAAAACCGCAGAAATCAGCCTGGGCGGAATCCGCCTCGCTTGCGGCCGGTCACCCTTGGCGCCTTCGCCAGCTTCTTGATCTCGGCTTCGTCAAAGACTCGAGCATTGGCGGCCATGTGCTCGCTCCAGAGCATTCCGTCGAGTGCCATGCGACGAAGCCGGCCCATGCTGATGCCGAGAATCTTCGCAGCCTCGCGGGTGCTGATGAGTTTGCGGTTGGTTTGGATTGCCATGACCATGCCCCGATAGTATCGCAAGCGTATGAAGAGTCAAACTGTCCAATCTGCCCGACCACCCGATTTCCCCCGATCCGGCCGACCGTTTGAATCGGAACCGGATCGAGGAAAGAGTCGAGGTGTCGGGCAGATTTCGAGTGGAGGCGAGGGGAGTCGAAGAGTTAGACCCCCACACGGCGGTAGCCCATCGGTGGGATGTACGGCCGTGCAGTAGTCGCGTAGTCTGCCCGACAATCACACCAAAGGGAGACTGCCATGAAGATCAGAGAGGTTGCGGAGCGTTACGCCTTGTTACGGGAGTTGAAGCCCCACACCATTGGCCTGTACGGGATGTTGTGGGACCGGTTTGAGCGGTTCTTGGGTCGCCCCGCGACCACCGAGGATCTCGACGACCTGGTGGTGTCGAGGTTTTTGCGGTGGCGTGCGGAGACGCCTGGCTGGCGTGGGCGGCTGCCGTCGGCGGCCAGCGTGCGGAAGGATCGCGTGATGATCGCCGCGGTGTGGACCTACGCCGCCAGGAAGCGGTGGGTGTCGGAGTTTCCGGAGCTGCCGAGGATCAAGGTGCCGAAGCGGCTTCCCGTCGGCCGGGCCTACACGGCGGCTGACGTGTCGCAGTTGATCCGAACCGCCCGAAAGAGGATCGGCAAAGTTGGCGGCCTGCCTGCGAAATGGTGGTGGCCGACGTTCTTGTACGCGGCTGTCTGCTCCGGGGAAAGATTCTCGGCGTTGTCAGCCCTTCGCTGGGGCCAAGTAGACCTCGAGCGGCGCCGAGTGGTGTTCTTGGGCGAGACGAGGAAAGGCTCGACGCGAGACATCGAGCGGGGCATCACGCCGCAGCTCGCGGAGATGCTCGCCGAGCACCGCCGCGGGCCGGACGATCTTGTCTGGCCGTGGGACCGACGCACCAGGAGCCAGTGGGCGAGCTTGAAGGTGTTGTGCGACTCGGCCGGCGTTCGTTACAGGGGCTTCCACGGCCTTAGAAGGACGGCGGCGAGTTATGCAGCCCTCGCGGGCGGGACCGCGGCGGCCACGGCACTCCTCGATCACCTGGATCCTTCTCTCCAGCGGGTATATGTCGATCCGACGATTTGCCCGACCGACGTTGGGGCCATGATGGCGTTGCCGCCGCTCGACCTCGACGATCCGCCGTCCCCGGCGGGACCGGACGTGCTGGAGTTTCGCCGGCAGGAGCCCCCGGCGGCGTGATCGTGGTGCCGGAACTGGCACGTTGACGGCCCTGCGTGGCGTTTTCGTGCCAGTTTCGGCACACTGTGGACGAAGCACGCCGCGATCAGCGGCGGGCGTCTGCGGGGCTCTGGCGACCTTTCGGGCGTCAGTGTGCGTTTGGGTGCCA